TTTTCTGTAAACTCCTTTACTGCAATAGAAAGGTATTTATTATTGGCTTTGCTAATCTTTACCCAGCCAGCAACTTCGTACAGTTTGCCGTCTGCTTTAAAATAGCCCTGGTAGTCAGGTTGCTTTTCGTTTTTTTTGTTTTCTACTTTGTTCATTGATCCAAAGCCGTCGGCTAGGTCTTTTAAATAATCGTTTTTCATTTGTTTTGTTTTAAGGGTTATTTGTTTTGGTTATAGGTTTGGTTGTAGTATTCATTAAATTCTTTCTCATAATCCTCATTATTATTAACTCCACCACCAGCATAAAAAGAATGAAACATCTGCTCTTTTTCTTTTTCAAGATAAGGCTCAATTACTTTTAACATATTGTATGTGTTCATCATACTAAACTTTGTGGCATTAATTTGTATATGCTCAATCATTTCTTGCATTGCTGTTTTCATAGGTTATTTGTTTTGGTTGTTTAGTTCGTCTATTAAACGTTGTCTTTCTTCTTTTGTTAAGTTCATTTTGTTTGGTTTTAATAAGTGATAAAATTTAAATAGGTAAAAAAGTATGTAAGCGCCGCTGTATGTTAGTACGCATACTGGTACGCTAATTGCCACAAAAAAAATAATTGCGGAAAATCTTATTATTTTTCTTCGCATTGGAAACTATTTTCTAATCTTTTAATATCGTACTGGTAATGCTCCAGTGCCGCGTCTATGAGTATCCTTATTTCAAAAGATAAATCAAACGGCACGTCGTTTTCATTTAAGGATAAAAACTTACCAGAACTAGAATAGAAAAAAAATGTACATTGTTCGTACGGTGTAAGTGCGCGTAATGCTTCTAGGCGCAAAATCTTAGATTGTAGGCTGGCTATTTCGCCCAGAATCCTACTGTCGGTTTTTAATTGCATATATTAGGGTTTTTGTTTGTCTTTGGTAAAATTATAGTAAAAACGTTCAAACTACCAAATTTATTTTTAATTATTTAAAAAATAAGAGGGCTCAACTTTGAGCCGTCTTATTATATACGTAAAAAAGCCCGGTATAGACATACCAGGCTTTTTCTACTAAACTTTGCTTTATTTATCTACCAAACTTGCCGAATTATGCTAAAAATAGCGCCTTTTCCTCGTTTCTTCTGCGTGTAAGCCCAGGTAGTACTACCTTTTGGCCGTTTACTGTGCCTTTATTCCAGCGATCAAACTGCGCAGCCACTTCTGTTTTAGGTGCGCCGCTATTTAAAAGCCTTAATAAAGTGCTATTTTTAAAGTTTCCAATACCTACGTTGTACACAAAACTGGTTAAACTATCTAACTGGTTTTGGTTTATAGGTACTTTTACCAGGGCTTTGATCTGTGGCACAATAGCTTTAGTTTCTTTTCTAAGCCACTCAACCGCTTTAGCCTGGGTTATACTATCACCAAGCTGCACTTTACGTTTAGCGTCGTAATTGTATGTAGATCCGTAACCGATTGTAGGTATTCCTACCGGATCTATGTACGCATCTAAGTACTTATTTATGTCGTCGGCTTCAAACTTTTTAATAAGTTCTTCTGCCTTTGCCCCTATTGCCATTGTGCTGCTTAATAAGATTAACGCCACAATTCCAATTACCAGGTATTTTTTAGCCTGGCTTGTCATTATGGTCGGTTATTTAAATTGATGTCAGCGTCTTTTGCTGCAAATAAACCTAGGCCGCTTAAAATAGCTGTAATACCACTAGGAACGTCGCCTTTTAATACAGTTGCTACGCCAGTAATTACGGCACCTAGTCCAAATAATGATGTTTTCCAATTTTTGAACATAAAATTATTTTTTAGTTACAAAATCAAGTTTTGTTTCAATGCGCGCAAGACGATCTAATATTTCAGTATTGGTATTAGTGTGCCTGGATAGATCCCTTTCAATTTTATCCAAACGGTTTTTGGTAGTAAAATAAAAGCCACCGCCAGCGGCAATAAAAATACATACACTAAATAACAGATCTGTCGTCATTGCTTTCGTCTTTTAATATTTCCTTAGCTACTGCGTTATATGCGTCGGCCGCTGTCATTGCTGCCGTTAAGTTTTCAAATAAACCGCTTTTGCTAGCTGCGTCTAAAATTTGTTTTAAAATTGCAAGTGCTTGTTTGGTTTCCATTGTTTTAGTATTTAAAGATTAATTGATTGCCATACATTATTTGATAATTCTAAATTAAGTCCAAAATCATTTGTTATTAAAATTCCAAAATTTGTTTTAGCAATTTTTGGGTTTCCACTAATGATTAAACCATTTTTAAAAGTTATCATAAAATTAATTAAGCTAGTGTAATATTAAGTTGACTAGAGGCCCACTGGTACGCTGCCAGGTTAATATCTGCGCTAGATCCCCAAACGTCATAATCAGGCTCCCCGATTGTTAAATTTCCGTCTGTTAATTTAACTGCGTCATCGTCTAATAACTGCCAGTAAAATGTTGCGCTGTTAGTTAGATTATCATTAATGATAATTAAGCTAAAAAGAGTTGCGGCGTGCTGTGCGCCGTTTACCCAAATTAAAATAGGTTGTATTTGTTTCATATTAATTTATTTAGGGTACTATTGTTAAAATTCCTAAGTTGCTATAAATATCGCCACTAGATAAACCAGCTGCGCTTGTTGGTAAACCTACTATTCTTAATTTTGATCCGCCATTAGCATTAGTTCCTATTAATACGTTTCCACCTAATAAATTAATAGTTCCACCGCTTCCCCCTAACTGGTTTGTTCTAATTTGAAAACCATCAAAATTATCAATATTTAATCCGTTTCCAACTGCACCTACAAAACTATTTCCTCTAAATAATCTAGCAATAGTGGTAGCACCTACTTTAAATTCTTGATAATATTGTGGCGTACCACTTGCACCATTAGAATTTTCACAAATAATAGCAGCAGTAGTATTTGCATTACCAGTACTTGTTAATGTACCGCTTGTAAATGCTGTTCCATTAACTTGTAATTTATATCCCGCGTCCGTTGTTGTTCCAATTAAAAAATTTCGTGCTGCGCTTATTCTAGCTGCTTCTACTACATTAGTAGTACCAGCGTCATAAACCCCAAATAATATTGGGCTTGCTGTTGTAGATCCATTAAACATACAAAAATCACGATCTGCACTACCTTGGATAAAATTGTTTGTAGCCGTTGAAATACCAAAACCAGCGCGCTTTGTTGGGCCGGTTTCTGCGCTATCAATACGCAAAGAAGGTGCGCTTGCACCTACTATTTGTATACCGTTGTCGCTGCTAGCACTAGCAACCACTAATTTACCAGCGCCAACTGTTGACGTTCCAATTAATACCTGGCCCGTTGTCTTTTTTATTGTTACTGGTTGAATTGCACCAACTACATCATAAACTCCGAAATCATTGGCACCAGCATTGTAAAAGCTACCAATACGCCATAAAGCAGTACCGCTATTTAGTAAAACTAATAAACTGTTATTTGTCGCTGTTGTTTGATTAAACCCAGCTATTGGGCTTACGCTACTGTGTACGTCAAAAGCGTTTCCAGGTGTATTAGTATTAACGCCTAAACGACTATTTGCAGTATCATAAAACAAATTATTTGTGCCGGTAATTGTACTGGCACCGTTCCAGTATGTTACTTGTCCGGCTGCACCAGTTCCAGTAACTGTACCAGTACCAGGGCCACCTATTAGATCCCAGCTTGTACCGTTGTCGCGATAAAACGCGTATGTATTAGTTGACACAAAGATCCTACCAACAAAACCAGCTGCGGGCCTATTGGCTAAAACGTCAGCGTAAAACGCTGGCGTCTGTCTTTGGTTTAACATTGATAAATCTATCTTTGGCATTACAGTATATAATTTTTCTTAACAGTTACCAGGTTGTTATATCCACCTGAATTAATAAAGTTGGCAAAAAAACGGCGCGTTGTATATTCGCCCTGGTTGCCTTCAATCTGTAAAGATTGATTTTGTTGAAGCACTACGCTTTCTATCTGTACGGCATTAGATCCGTAATTGATAAATAAAATACTATTGCAGTCGCTTGTAACATATCCGCTTACGTCGTAAGTAATAAAACTCACGTCGTATTTTACTAGATCCGCTGTTACTTTAAAATCGGCCATTTTGTTTTTATTAAAGGTGAAAAGAAAATTAAATTGTGAACGGTACGCCCATTTTTTTAACTCCACTCACCTGGTTAACGTAATATGTTTGGTAAACTTCGTCTTGTTTATGCTCTAGCACTCTTGTAGGCTCACTAAAACTTTTAATTTGATCTACAATAGTAACAGCTTCGGTAGTTACTGCTGGCTGCGTTTGAACTTGTGCTGGTGCGCTTGATCCTGGTACGTCCGGCGTTCCTGGTTGGCTTGTTTGAATTACTTCTTTTTTCTTATACATAAAGAAATACCAGTATGCTAAACCAGCTGCAACAAATAATATTAAATTTTTATTTTTCATAGTTCAAACATTGTTTTTTCCTCGTCTGTTAAAATATCTTCCGGGTTAAAGCCACTTTTTAGAGGGCCTATTTCAATAGATCCTTTACGTTTTTTAGTAGCAGCGTAAACTACTACGCCAGCTAATAAAAGTAATATTAATAAACTGCCTTTTGTTTTCATCTTAATAGTTTTTTAAACCGTTAACGTATTTTATTAACTGGTTTACCTGGTCTGCGCTAAAACGGTCTGCGGGCCAACTTAAAGCCCCACCGCCTTGCAACCAGTTTAATAGATCCTTACCTTTAGCCTGGTTAAATTTGTCTGCTAAATAACTTACCTGGCTTTTTGCTTTTAGTTGTTTAAAGACGCCTAAAACTGCGTCAAAATCGTCTGTTATATATCCTGGTGCGTTCCAAATAGTTTCAATAAACTTCTGCACCTGGGCATTTGTTAAAATAGTTGCGCCACCTTTACGCCAATAGTTTGGGTTCCAGGGGCTGTTAGGGTTGCTTGTTTGTGTTTCAATTTCAATTTCAGCTTCACTTTTAGATAAGCCCACGCCTTCCAATAGCGGTTTAATTACTTTGGTATATCCAAAATAAATAACCACAAGTCCTATAATTAGGCTGCTATTATCTTTTAAAAAATTACTTTTGGCCATTACAACATAAATAAAAGTGAACTAAGTTTTGCGCTTCCCATTTCATTAAGTTTCCTTAAGTGTTCAATAGTTACGCCTTTGCTCATTAGTGATCTTAAAATTTCTATTGCTTCTGCTTCGTCGTCAATTCCGGCAATGGCTGTTGGTTGTCCACCTTTGGCAAACATTCCACCCACTAGGCCCATTATACCAGTTACAATAGCTTGCTGCAACTCAGGGTTGCTAAGCATGGCATTAATTGGGCTTTCCGGTGCTTCTTCTTCTTCTTCTTCTTCCAATTCGCCTATTGCTTCCAGGGCCGCTAATCTTGTTTGCATTAAGTTGTTTTGCTCAACTAATTTTTCCAAAAGTATTTCAGTCCTTTGGCTACCTACTGCGCCCATTTGTGGCTGGTAAGCACCATAACCATATTGCGCTGGCTTATTTAATTGGAAAAGAATACTGGTAAGAACTGGATCTTTTTTAGATCTGCCCCTACCAGTACCAGTTTCCTTAATTACTTGCATTAAGTAAGTATTGTAATTTTCAGGGTTATTACGCAACTGTGTAAGATCCGCATATATTTTTTGGCGTCCCAATTCCTTATCACCAGTAAAAGAATATCGGCAATAATCTGCTGCGGGTTTGGTACCCATATAGATATTGTAGTCGCTTCCTTCTGCTGCTTCGTAAAAGTCTAACAGTTCGTCAATACTAAACATTTCAGGTCTTAAAGTTGCCATAACATAAAAATTTTACAAGTAGTAATAAACGCCAAAACTATACGCCACATTTGTGGTGCCTAGTGCTGTTGGCAAAGATACGAAAGACTTAGTCCAGCTAATGTCAATATCGTTCATTCCTGGTAATTGATATACAAAAGGTGTAGCGCTGTCGCTAATATTTTGTAGTGCAACTAAAGGGATATTGTAAATTAACTGTAAATCACCTTGGTACAAAGTTAAACTCGACTTTTTCAAATCAGCTAATGCAACTGGTGTTGATCCAGTAAGCGGTGTTGCTGTAATTGATCCAGCGGCGTACACTTGTACTGCTTCAATCTTTGCGTTTCTTAATTGTGGTAAGTCAGGGAAATAAAAGCGTGTAAGTGTAGATCCACTTGGCACTGGTATTTCAACTGCTTCAAAACGTTTGATACGCATATTATTAAATTAAATTAATTAAAAAGATTGCCGGTAATATCCGACCGGCGGCGGCGGCGTTTAAGGCCCGCCAGGCACATATTGTCAATACTATTTAACAGTAGTAACGTTTTGACATAAGATACCACGTTGAATAACAGCAATAAAGCTATTTGCTTGTACTGTTGCTGGTGCGCCGTTTGCAGTCAACTGGAAGTTGATGTTTGCAGCACCATTCATTACGATACCTGGCTCAACTGGATAAAACGCGTCGCTACTTGCTGCCCATTGGTCAGTTGTGCTTGCGCTTTGTTGTGTTTGAGGTACAAAATAATGACGTAACACGTCCCACGCTGGTAGGATTTGCTCGTTATTAATTGTAAGGTTTAAAAAACCGTTGTAAATACTCCATAAATCGTCGTCAGTTGCAGCTGCAAAAGCCGTTGCGTTTGGATAAGTATACAATTTTGCTTTTGTATCTGTTGATGTACCGATACCGATTAACACAGCAATTTCTGTTGTAACAAAAATGTCTTGTAAATTCAGCCTTTTTTCGTTAACTCTCGGGCCAGAAGCGTTCTGGTTATCGTTAACAAGTACTGGAATATGATAATTCGCGATTGAAGTGCTTAGTGCAACTTCACTGCGTAAATATGACTGCGTCAATTTAGCGTGCTCAACTGAGTAACCTAAACCACGCACGAGGGTTTTCGCATTTTCGAAAACCATTCTGCTGCCCATTTGTGTAGCCATTGTTATAAGTTTTTTATTTTTTTAATAAAGGTGAAAAGAAAATAATTAACAGCCTTCTTCGTCCAGGCCAGCTATTGACGGCGTCATATAGCTTTTGTCAACTAATCCTTCGCGGTTGTAATAAGCAGCGATCGCAGGCGCTTTGTAATTTACATCACTAGCCATTGCACCGATACCGTTTAATACTCCAAAAGATTGTACAAGTTTTAAACCGCCCACAGCGATCATACCAGCGGCAAGGCCTTGGCCAGCTGCTCCTTTTACAAACTTAGGTAAGAATAAACCAACTGCAACTGGAACTGCTGCTTTGATTTTGTCATTTACAGACGCTGGTAATACTTTACCAACTAATTGTGCTGCTGCTGCTCCGGCTACTGTATAAAGTATGCTAGACGCTGCGCCGCCCACTTTACCCATACCAGACATTCTACGACGTCTGTGAGTAGCTTTTTTGTGTGCTTTTCTTCTACGCATTTTTTTTGTTTTTAAATTATTGTGAAGTATTTATTTACCAAAGTAATTGATCAGCATAAAACCCTGGTGAGCCTTTTACCATTCTATCCTTTTGGTGTCTTATTTTATAAAGTTTTCTTTTTTCGTCTGCTATCTTTTTACCGCAATATCTTAAATAACTAGGGTAATCTAAATAATTAGGATCACCCACACTAGCTAACAAATTACCGTAAAAGTCATACACATCAATTTTTTTGTTTTTCTTTTCACTAGGTAAGACAATTACATTTAACTGCTTTGCCTTTTTTTTAGTGTATAAAGAAATTTTGTACATTTTATTTTAAAAAGTTTTTTTTAATTGTGCTGCGTGCGTTTTAGTTTCTTTGATTATTGAAACTAAATTTTTTATTGCTTTTTTTGCTTTAATTTTATCTTCGGCATTAAAATTTTTATATTTACTTTTTAAATTTTTTACCGTTCCTTCATAAATTTTTATAAACCTTTAAGAGTCTTTGTATTTTTCAATAGAGCCTATCATATGTTTATGTTGCAATTCATCTAATTGGCTAACTTGATCCTTTACCTTATGTATTTTATTTAATACTGACTGCTCACTAATTTTTTTCTTTAAGCCAGATACTCTACGAACGTGCTTTTTAACTACTCCGTATTTTGTATGCTTTTTCTTTGCTACCTTTTTAGGTGCTGCCTTTTTTACAACTTTTTTTACAACTTTTTTAGCCGCCTTTTTAGGTGCTGCTTTCTTTTTAGCTGCTTTTTTCTTAGGTGCTGCGCCTACTTTCTTTTTACCGTAAACGTGCGCAAACGCTTCTTTTAAAGAAACGCCAGTTTTTTTTCTGTATTCAATAGCCTTTTTAAAATTGGCTTTTGCTGTTTTTTGTGCTGCGGTCATTATTTTTTAATTTTTGAAAGTAAGTAAATACCAGCGCCAACAATTCCTAGTGTTACAAAAATATTCATACCAGCTTTTTGTGTACCTGGTACGTCAAAAGTTCCTTTTGATTGTTGTACTAATTGAGCAGCTTCTTGGCCATAACCACCTCGGCTTAATTTGTCTGCTAAATCTTCAATAGTAATAGTTCTGTTAAACCAGGTTGAACGTCCCAAAATGTTACCAGTACCGTTTGCCTGGATATATCTTACTAAATTTAACGCTTCATTTTGCACGCTGTCGCCGTCGTTGATAATCCAGTTAATTGCGTTAGTGCCTTTTGGCGCTTTAATACGCACGTCGCTTGCGTCCCAGCCCTGCCAGTCGTTAGGGTTAGGCTTATTAGCAAATAAGTTTACTAAACTGCTTACTGCATCAAAAGCAATGTTAACCGGGTTAGCGGCGCTTGCTGCTGCTTTACCAGTATCGGTAAACGTTTTCAATGTATCAAAAATACTACCAATGCTAGGTAAATCTTGTAGTGCCACAGTAACTTTGTTAATTGCAACTTTATATTGCAACTCCTTACTGGATCCTGGTGTAATTACGCCAGCTTGTAAAAGTCTGTCGCGATCTCTTACCAATTTATCTCTATACGCTTCCATTTCTGCGCGTTTGTCGGTTGATGTGTAACCTACTCCGCTTAAAGCAATTAGTGCCATTTTTATTTTTTTATCTTTGTAAAAACTAGGTTGTCTTTTCTCGTTAAATCTTGGTAATACCGGATCAATCCAAATTTCCTTTTTTGTTCCTGGGTACATAACAGCAAAAACGTGTTGTGGCTCCCTGGTTGTATCTTTATATCCCGCAAATCTAAACGCTAGTGGTACTTGTATAATACCTTTTCTGTTTAAACTATCCAACACTCCATTTGTAAATAAAGCATAACTTTTGCAATCCCCTGGCATAGCTACAATCGCGCTTGGGCTTCTTAAAGTTTGGTTTTTATTGCTTTCAATGTAGTAGGGTACATTTGACTTTAAAAAATTCCAAATATTTCTAGCCGTTTCTAATTCACTCTCACCGACAAATAACTCACTTATTTTGTCGTATTCCTTCTGCCATTTATTTTGCGTGTCTAATATACCGTCTATTATATCAGTCACCGTTTGATCTGTACTAACTACCTTTTTATAATTTTTAAAAGGTGATAATTTATTTAACACCTCGTTTTTAGAAACCATTAAAGCTATATTTTATATCAAAAGGTAATAAAATGCCATCAACCTGGGCCGTTCCAGTTAATCTAAAATCAGCCTTTTTTTGTTGTATTACTTCTCTTATTGCAACTATTGCGCCTTCCAGTGTTGTAACTGCTTTTAATGGCAATACAGCCTGGCTATTCGCTAAAATTACTGTTCTATTATTATAAAATACATCTGCAACCTTTGTGCCACTTGCCAAAAATAACTCTGCTTTTAAATTAGATAGCTGGGTTGTAAATGCGGTTGGGTTGTTAATTGTAACGTCTAAATTTATTTGAGGATCTAAAATAGATCCACCTAGGCCAATCCTAGATATAATGAAGCTAACGCCCTGGGAAAAGCGGTATTTGCTGTAAATCCAGTAAACTGCTGCTGCACCTACTAAGGTTGCAAGCCATTTTTTTGCTGCCATACGCTACAAAGATACGAAAATTACCCAATATTACCTCAAAAAAACTTTTTTTTAAAAAATGTGTGCGTTAGTTAAACTTTTAGTTTAAAATTTCTTATTTTTGTACCTGTGGGTAAAAAATAAAAATTAAACCACACTTTTTAAACCACTTAAACCGGTTTAAATTATTTTCTTTTCACCTTTATTTTTACCCTCTACATAAGCGAATATAACAGGCACAAAAAAACCAGCGCTAGGCTGGTATTTTGGCGGCGTGCTGGGTTGCTTCTGTTTTTAATTGTTCAACCAGACGCGGCAATAAAATCTTTTCGTTTTTTTCTCGTATAAATTTACATAATGTCCACCAACTTTGCGGGCAAAATCTATAAAATTGTCAACTCGGTTTATATTTCGATATTTTTTAGGGGTTATTTCTTTGTGATCCTCAAAAAAAATAATTGCTGTATAGTATTCCATTTTTATTTATATTTGCAGTGAAAGGAAAATAAGCAGTTAATTAGGGTTAATTGTTTTGTCCAGGCGGTCAAATTTTTGGCCGCTTTTTTTTGCAATTAACTTTAAAAATTCAATGTCGTCTGGTTGTAATAAAACGCCGTTGTATTCTATACGCCAGTTGGCGCCCTTCTTTACCAGCTTAAAATGTTTATGCATTAGCATATAAGCTATAAAGCGTTTAGTATCTTTTTTCATATAGGTTTGCTTCGTTTTTATAAATGTATTTTTTATCTATCCAGATCTTACATAATTGCTTGGCCCAATTCATACCTTTTGCGTGTTGCTCTTGTATATCTGCAATTAAATCTTTGTAGGTAATTGGGCCGTAAATAAGCTGGTTTATTATATTTTTATGATCTAGCTCAGTAAATTGTTTCGGCTGTTTAATTTCACCCTTTTTGCTTTCACCTTCAATTGATATTTGCTGCCAGTTGCCAGCTATATTCATTAACACTACTGGCTCAAAATCTTCCGAACTTCTTAAAAATCTAGGCTGTAA